GAGAAGCCTTGCCAATTTAGAGAAAGAATTGGAAAATGACAAAAAAACAATATAAACAAAAACTAAAAAGCATTTCAATGAATAGGTATTTAACACCTCACGACATACTTGAAAACTCTTTGCAATTCATCGCAACTCTTACTGAAGAACAACAGATTAGTTTATCCACAGATTCATTCTAAGTAGCTTGCTATCTGTATACACAAATGCTATATTTAATGAGTAAGAGAGCTAACCAATCTTACCTAATAAATATGGGCAATCAACAAATCATAAACCAAGAAGCACAAAACAAAGCATTACTAGAAGATTCAAGTTACTTCACAAAGACAAAGAATACAGAAGACCTTTGGGGTGAAATGACTAATGAAGAATTAGCACGTTAATATGTTAATAGATAAAAACCAGATATTCTCGTATCTTGCAAACCTAGAAGAGAGAGAGGCAATAGATGTAGTAAATGCAGTTGCGGTATTCGCACTAGGTGTTCAAGGAGAATGGAACGGAGATGAAGCAGGAACACAAGAAGACAGGTCTCACATCGCAGGAGAAATAAAAAACAAGTGCGATGAATTACTAGAACTTTTAAACGAACTATAATATGGATAATCAAACAGAAGTAACAATAATAGTAGGTGGTATAGAAAAAGGATATTTAGCAAGCTATGACAAACTACATAACTTTGACTGGAATGAAGTTGTCAGAGAGTCGCTAGATGACGCAAGTAACCTATACGAATAATATGAGAAAGATTAGCTACCACACGCTTGCAGAAATAGGGCAAAAGTATGGAGTAAGCGAAGAAGCTCGTGGTCTATATGAAAAGTATGTAGACTCGATAATTAAGAAAACAAACAAAGAGCGTGATAAAGAAAATGAGATACTAGCATGGAAAGCAATATCAGCCTTTCTAGCATCTGCATTATTAGTTTCAGTAATAATATAATATGAAAAACATAGCAACAGCAATAGTTAAAGTAATGAAAGCAGTTAAAGGAGTAGAAAAGAAAGCAAGCGTTGGTTCAGGAAGTTATGGCTACAAAGGTGTGAACGATAGAGATGTAAAACTTGTAATAGGAGAAGCCATGGCGGAGAACGGACTATCCCTTGTTCCAACAGGTGTCGAGGCAACAGAAAAGGTTGATAGGTGGCAAGATGGAACTAAAACAAAGCAATCAATATTTACCACAGTAAAAACTAAGTACCTATTACTACATGACAGCGGAGAATCAATTGAATTAGCAGGATATGGTCAAGGTGTAGATACACAAGACAAAGGGGCTGGAAAAGCAACAACTTACGCTCTAAAGAACGCCCTGCTATATACGTTCCTTGTTCCTACTGGAAAGATTGACGATACAGACACAACTCACTCAGAGGAAATTGATGTCCCTCAAGACGATTTAAGCTTCCTTGACTAACTACACAGAGAAAGTACAGCTTGCCCTCTCTAATGCTCCAAATATTGACTCGGTACATGTGATAGTCCAAAAAGTAATGAAGACATCACAAATCAATAGACGAACTAAATTGGGCAGGGAATTAACGGAAGAACTAATATTATTATGTAATCAAAAGGTTGACGACCTCGCAGACGGGGGAGAACCACCTTTTTAAAATAATGAAACCAACAGAAAAATTAGGATTTATAGGATTGGCACTTTACATAGCTTTAGTTATAGCCCTCCCTATTGGGTGGGTTGTAAATGTAGTAAAACTTGTACAGCTTGACTTTCAAGAACCATACAAGGTGGAGATAATTAGAGGAGTTGGGGCAGTAACACCAATCGGAGGTATAGTAGGATTTATTAAAATAACAGACAAATAATTATATGGAAAATAAGCCACAAGCAATTTACGCAAAAGGAATGTACTTTAACAAAGTAAAGCCAGAGACACCAGACGAGGTAAAAAAGTGGAAGAAAGGAAGTATTGCAACTCACATTGACAATCATATTGCATACCTAGAAAGTATTAAGGAACATGCAACAGAAAGCGGATATGTTTACCATGACTTCACACTTAACGAAAAAGATGGTGAAACTTTCTTCTCTTATAAGCTGAATACTTGGAAGCCAGAACCTAATGCAGAAGCACCAAAGAAAGAAGTGTCTCTTGATGAAGCATTTCCAAGTGACATTCCCTTCTAATATGAAATATTCAAAAACAAAGACATACTACGCAATTATAGAAGGGAGTGTAACAACTGTAGAGTTTATGGAAAAGAGAGAAAGGAAGAACTGTTATGGTGGCACATACTACATCTATTCCTTTGGTTCTGAAAGCAAGGGCAAGAAAAACGTATTTGAGTACGAGGATAACAAGGGTCTGTTCAAAGAGATGTTCTTAGAGAATCATGAAGTATTTCTAGACCCAGCAACAGCCCAGCTAAGGCTTGATTTTACTCAGTTAGAAAAAGATGTTTGTAAAATAGAAGATTCTAAGGTAGATAAGCAAAAAACATCAGATTCGAAACTGTCAGTAAATAACGAAGGTTCTGTTCTGTCCTGTTTAGTAGGTGGATTATCTTGTGACACTGTAAACGAACCTAAAAAGGAATCTTGGTATAAACGATTCTTCTAATGAGCAAGCTAAGGACAGACGTACAGAACCGCTCAATCCACAAGGGCTGTCAACAATTAGCAGATGTTCTTGTAGAAAACAACCAGACACTAAACTCAGTCATAGAAAAGCTAGAGATAAGACCAACAATGGAAAGCATCAAGGTTTTATTCAAAGCAATAGCACTAGCAAAGTTTGAAGTAGACAGCACTACAAAGCTAGAATCGAACCAAGTCACAGAGGTTTGGCAAGACCTAGCCTATGCAGTAAGTCAAGCAACAGGGGTAAACGTAGAGTTTCCTTCACAAGAGTCGATGATGTTTAACAGCTTAGAGGATAATATGTAATATGTTGCCAGAAGGAAGACCTTATATGCAGCTTGCTTTAAAAGATTTATTAAATGAGTGGGTAGAGCAAATATCAAAGGATAGCACCGAACCAGACTTATTGAACTTTATAAAATGGCTTAATAAAAAATGAAACGTAAAAAACAAAACACAGAATACTGGCGAGTAACTAGAAACAATCTCTATAAGGCACACCCAGAGGCACAGCTTGTACAAAACAGGCAAAGGACTCTCAGGGCGATACTAGTAAAGAGATACCCGTTCCTAAAAGACTTAGACAAGGAATTGGCACAAAGCTTCCTCAGTGATGTTTTGTATAACCCAAGAAAGCTCCGAGAAGACACAGGGGGAATGGAAAACGAGCTTAAAAGAAAGCTAGAGCAAGAATGGCTAATAGATAATGATACGATAATATGAAAAAATCAATAAATGAAGTAATGCCAAAAAGGGAAGAAGGTTCAGTTGGTGACATCTATCTTTCCAGAACTCCAGAAGCAGGGGTAAAGATGAAGTCAATAGAAAACTATAAATTAAAAATGTTGATTACAGACCTTATTTGGGAGTTTGAAATCTTCGAATAATATGATACTAGACAGCACCGCAAACATCAGACTGAACAAAAAGGTCTGGGCTGATTTCAAAAAGGTAGCAACGAAAGCTGATACAAACAGGTCAGCAATGATACAGAACTTTATAGAAGAGTTAGTAGAGATGAAATAGTTTATCCCCAGAAACAGATTAAGGTACTTGCAATTGTATACACAGATTGCTATTGTATAGAAGTAAGAGAAACACCTAAGACACTCTTCAAACAACCTTATGAACAAACAACAATATACAAAGATGAGTAACGAGATAGAAAAGTATCAAGGACATAAAGCATGGGGAAGTGATGCAGAATTTGAAATAGCTGAGACCTTTAGAAAGGAATTTAGCAATGAAATTAAAGAATACTACCAAATCACAGAAAGAATGATTTCAGGCAAATTGACACTAGAACAAGCTATTTAATATGGACACAATCACACGAAAAAAAGCAATACAAACAGAAGTACAATACACAACACGCTGGGAGGTAGCAAAGGAGATACTGGCAGGTGTTGCGTTTATGATACTAATGGTCGGAGGTGCATGGTTACTACTAACAATGGGATTCTAATATGAGCAGAAAATGGAAAACACAAAATGGTGACTTAATACCATACAAAAACCTGAAAGATTACCACCTTTCAAATATCATAAAATGGATAGAGAAAAAAGCAAAAGATGGTATGATCTTGCAATTCGGTGGTGGAAGTAGTCCTGATGACATGTGGTACGAAGAGGAAGTAATCTATGGTTCAGATGTTTTGTCTCGGTACGATCACGAAGGATTATTAAAAGAACTTAGTCAAAGAGCAATATGACAAACAAACTTAAACAAGAAGCAAGAGAGATTCTATCAAATGTTGAATTTTTGCACGGCATTCCTGTGCAAGTACCAAAAGAGACTGTGGAAAGAATACTCTCCCTCATAGACAAAGCGTTAGAGGCTAGGGATAAGGAGTTTGAGGAGATGATAAAGAGTCAAAAAGAGACTGAAAAACAATTACATACTCCAAATTGCCAAAGGGGAACATGTAAGAACAATCATTTCTTTTGTTCTTACTCAGATGAGCAGAGAGGAAATAATAGTGCCATGAAAACACTTTTACAAGCCCTTAAAGACAAGAAAACAGTATGATACATTGTGACAAATGCGAAAGAGAAGCCCCTCCGAAAGATGAACTACTCAGAAGTGACTGGTCTCAGAGCATAGAGTTAAGTTCGAGTGGTATACCCATGACACTGATATGTCCAGACTGTCTAAGACTATTTGATTTACTAACTAACCCCACAGAGAAACTATGAAAGAACCAGAAAAAAACATTAGAGTACACCCAGACTTTGAAGATAAAGAGTCTTTTGAAGAAGGGGTAGATAAGATGTACAACCAACAATCAATGAGAGAGAGGTTTGATGGCAAGTTTAGAAATTCAGCAACTTCAACATATAGGAATAACAAGCTTTATGCCTTCATAGAAAAAGAAATCCAACTAGCCCTCAAAGAACAGAGAGAGGAGACTGTGGAGATGGTGCGGAGAGAACAAAAAGAATGGGAATTAGACTCAATTTTTGCAGACATAGATGTAAAAGAGGCTTTGACACGAATTATTACAAAAATTAAATAAAACAACTAATATGAATAAAATGACACAAGACCAAGCACTACAAATCCTAGTACAGACAGCAGAACGAGCAGTACAACGTGGAGGATTCAAACTAGCAGAAGCAAAGGTAATAGCAGAAGCAGTAGAGGTGTTTACAGCAAAGAAAGAAGAAGCTCCAGCTGAGGAGAAGCCAAAGAAGAAATAGCCCTCACAGCCCTAGAATTGCTTTCTTAGGGCTTTACTGTTAGAATAGGTACATGATATTCATTTCAATACCCAACACCCTTACAAGGCAAGAATCAAACGATAAGATGGACTCAGTAACAGACTGGGACATCATAGTAATGGGGGAAGCAAGCGAAGAAGAGATAGAACGCCACAAAAAGATATATGAAGATTATCCTTACATAGAAGCAGTCAAAGGAGAGGTGGTAAGTTTCAAGAACATTTTCAGGTTGAGAGATGTGGACAATCCGATTGAGGATATATTTACTAGATTAGAGAATATTACAATATGAAATCAAGATATACAATTCAAATAGACTCAGGTAGTGTCGCAAAGTTTTTAAAGAATGGCTACAAGGTGATTAGGGAGTATTCGGCTAGTGGTACAGACTACTGGTATCTAAGAAAGCTTTATTGGTTTGAGAAATAATGTTATAATATATACATATGAAAACAATAGAGTATAAAGATGATGTAATATACAACGGTAAGGTTTTCTTTTACAATGTTTATGATGTTGGGCAAAAGGAGCTTATATCACTTTTTAATGAGCAACAAAAAGTTGTAAGTAGGAGGTTAATGAAAGGTTCTGCCGAAAAATGGATACAGTCTAAGATTGAGCTTTATGGTATCGCAATATCTAAACCAGAGCTATTCACAATTGTTACACCTACAGGCTTAAACGCACCTTATTCATTTTATTCTATAAAACTAAACAAACAATATGGCAACACCTAAACAAGAAAAACTAATAAAGCTCCTTATTGAAAACTATGGTACAACGAAATCTACAAAGAGTCTAGGGTCTATGCTTTTAGATGCAGGATATAGCGAGGCAAGTGCACATAATCCTAAGATAATACTAGAAGGTAAAGAGGTTCAAGATGGTATCTCAAGCGTGGTAGATGATTTGAATATGCTACGTCAGACATTCCTTGATGAGCTTAAAGCTAGAGACGTTTCAGAAGAAAGATTCCCTGATGTAGTAAAGGCCATAGATACATTCACAAAGAACTCACAGTTACTTTCAGGTAAAGAAACAGAACGTACTGAGGTTACTGTTGTTTCAGATGAGAGAAAGCAGGAATTATTAGATATATTGGGAAAATAATATGAAAAAACATCTTATAAAAATAGATTATGGATTTCAGGATTATTCAAAAATCAACAAGGACACATATGATGTTGAGCCAACAAATAACCAACTGTCAATAGGAAGATTACTCATCGTTTTGTTTGTGTGTTTGTTGGTACTCTCAATTGTGATATGAATAAAGAAGCACTAACAGCAATGGTAGAAGGAACAAAGGAGGATAGAGTCTTCCTAGCAGAGCAATCATTTGGATTGTTTTGTTTGTATTACTTCCAAGACTACTTTAAATATCCTCTTGCACCTTATCACTACGACTTCATTCAGGACATAGAAGACATGGACAATGGTGTTATTCGTGAGGTTCTATGGATTGGGTTCAGGGAATCAGCCAAAACAACCTTTGCACAGCTTGGTCTTATTTGGTACATAACATTCAGAAAGAGAGTTTACATGAACGTGGACTCTTACTCTTCAAAGAACTCAGAGCGGAGTCTTTTTGATATTGCGTATCACTTGATGAACAATAAGAAGTATATTGCAGACTTTGGACATATCTATACAAGAAGTAGAGGTATGAACGAGATGAAACAGAACAAGGTAGATAACTTTACAACAGAGAACGGATGTCGTCTTGAAGCTTCTACTACTGGTATTGACGTTCGAGGACGAAAGCACTTTGAATACAGACCTGACTTCCGATGGGTAGATGACTTTGAGACACATGACACTAAAGACTCAGTCGTTATCACTGAAGGGATTAGAAACAACCTTACTTCTGCTATGGGAGGAATGGAAGGACACGCAGCACAGCTTTACACAGCTAACTACCTTACAGAGTATGCAAACGTTCAATGGCTTATAGATAGAGCCAAGATAGACGATAAGATTAGAGTAAGAAACATTCCAGTTATCATTGATGGACAGCCAGCCTGGTCGCACAAATACACCATGACAGATGAACAAAAAGAACAATACAGCTTAGACAATCCAGACAAGGAGCCTAAGGTTTCTATCGAGGACAAGCAAAAGCAACTAGGTTCACACGTTTTCTCTTATGAGATGATGAACCAGCCTATTGACGATTCCCTTGCAGAGTTAAAGACGGACTTTATTCAGCATGTAACAGAAGAAGAGGTGCTAAAGAAAGAAACAAACTGTTATATTACTATTGATTCAGCGGTATCAAAAAAAGAAAGTGCAGACTATACTGGTATCACAATCAACCGAGTAGACCTACAAAACAAGTGGTATGTTCACACCTACAGAATGAAGATAAATAGTAGCGAGCTTATCGACCACATGTTCTATCTTCAAACGGTTTACAAGCCTAAGTTCATGGGACTTGAGGAGACTACATTTACAATGGCAATCCAACCATTCATACAAGAAGAGATGAGAAAGAGACAGCAGTTCTTTGCTATTACACCAGTCAAGCACAAAGGAGTTCAGAAAGAGACTAGAATCAGAGGATTGATTCCAAGATGGGAAAGCAAAAGTATCTTCTTAGTTGGAGAGAATACAGAACTAAAAGAAGAAATGAGAGTCTTTCCAAGAGGTAGAAATGATGATGTGCTTGACTCTTTGTCTATGCAATTACATAATGCAACCAAACCTTACTTCACACCACAGGGCATGAGCTTCGATTCAGACGATGCAAATCCTGCAATCTAATAAAGTGTGGTATAATAATTTTACAATATGCCAGCAAAACCAACAAAAACAAAAGCAGTAAAGAAAGTTACTAAGAAAGTTACTAAGAAGGTAGAAGAAGTAGAGCAAGCTCCTAAGTACAATCTAAAGATGGAGTTCAACGCCGAGGTGTTTTCATGTGAAACAAATGACCTAGCTAAAGCCTTTCGTTCTTTTGCACCAATTAAACTTAACTCTCATGTTAAGGTTTTTGTCACAGAGGGAGATAAGAGTTGCGAGCGATTCCTATTGCTACCAAAAGCAAGAATGTTATTCCGAAACCAAATAGGAGTTGACGCATTCATTAGAAGCCTAATCATTAAATAGTATGGAGCAAGATATTTTTAGTTACATAAAGAAAGAGGAGAACAACTACACAACTGTGAGAGTTCCCCTAACAGGTTCAAAGGACTGGAACATGGCAGAACACATTGAGAGATGTACTAATGTTGCAAACGGATGGTTCCACTCAGGAAAGAATGACGGACTTAGACCTTATGATGACATTGTTACACCAATTATAGACGTTGCCTTTCGTTCAGAAGGATTCAACGTAGCCGACATCGTTCCATATGTAAACAACATCAGCGAGTCATACAAATCATTCCTGGTAAAGAAGTTTCACCCACGATGGGCAAGAAAGAACCAGCTAGACTCATTCATTGACGAAGTAGTAGAGTCATCAGTAATCTATGACCTCGTTCTAGTTAAGAACACAAAAGAGAAGATTCCAGAGGTTCAGAAGCTACAGACAATTGCATTCTGTGACCAGACAAACGTAATGACAGGACCAATCGGGTTCAAACATCAATACTCAATCTCAGAGCTTAACGAAAAGAAAGGAGCTTGGGACTCAGACAAGATTGACGAGATAATCGTAATGTCTAAAGCCTCAAAGGAAGTACGGACAGGAGCATCAGAAACAGACGTAAAGACACCAGGTAAGTACATTGAAGTATATGAAGTACATGGAGAGTTTCCAGAGTCTTGGTACAAAGAGGGAGGAAGCCCAGACAAGTATGTTCCACAGTTGCATATCGTAGCGTTCTACAAAGACTCAAATGGTGGCAAGAATGGAGTAACTCTATTTAGTGGAAAGAGCAAGAAGATGTCAGAGATATTCTACGCACTAAAGATTGACGGAGTTCGCTCATTTGGTAGAGCAGCAGGACGTTCTATCGTTGAGAGATTGTTTGAGCCACAGGTTTGGACTAACTACTCAGCTATCAAGCTAAAGAAGATGCTTGACAGTGCAGTAAACCTATTGCAGACAGACTCAGAGATGTATCGAAACCAGAAGCTATCAGGTCTAAAGGACAACACAGTTCTATATCACGAACCAGGAAAGCCACTCACAAGAGTAGATGGCAACCTACAAAATGTTCCAGCACTACAAAGCTTTAAAGCAGACCAAGCGAGAAGTGCTCAAAGACTTGGTTCAGCTTCAGATGCTCAACTTGGAGAGAATCCAACAGCAGGTACACCATTTGCCCTACAGAATGCAATCATTCAGCAAGGTGAGGGAACACATGAGTATCGACAAGGTAAGATTGCAACGTTCTTTACAGACAGGCTATATCCAAAGATTATCCTTCCGTCACTTGTGAAAGACATGAACAAAGGTGTCAAGTTCTCAGAAGAGCTTTCACTAGATGAAATGCAAGAGGTGGCAAGAAAGATGTCAAAGAACTATGCAGGAACAAAGATTAAAGAGCTTATCCTCAAAGGAAACATCATTGAAGAGGGAATGAGAGAGGAGCTAGAAAGAATCTACACAGCATCATTCATGGAAGGTGGAACAAGAAAGTTCCTAGAAATCATGGAGGGAGAGCTAGAAGAGATACCAATGGACGTGTTTATGAACATTAAAGGAAAGCAACGTCACATGGCACAGAACGCAGACAAGATAACAAACATCATTCGGGAAGTTATCAGAAACCCACAAGCATTTACAGAGATTCCTGGTATTGGAAAAGCCTTCAACCAACTTATGGAAGAATCTGGAATGTCACCAATTGATTTTACTCCACTTATAACAGCAGTTAAGAAACAGCCAGTTGAAGGTGGAGCATTTCAAGAGAAGCAAGACAAGATAGCATCTTCAGTCGGAGGTGAACAATTAACAAAAACTAATCAATAAACAATATGCAACATGGATTAAACGAAGTAGAAGTTGTAAAGATAGAAGCGTTCAACAAAGATACAGTTCTAGTTGAAGCAGTTAGAAAAGTTCTACTAGACCAGATTTACTCACAAGGAGTTCTGAAAGATGGAGAACCTCACAACCCATTCAAGAACCGAGCATTTGCACTTATTGCAGACAATCAAGACAATGCACAGCTAGGTTCAAACATTAAAGCTTGGTTTGAAGGAGTAAACGCAATAGAGTCTGGGTTCAAAGCTTTAGAAGCTATTAAGGTCGAGAAAACAATCAACTTAGAAGAATTAAACGAAGCAGTATAATGAAATACACAAACATAACAGCAAGTGCAGTAATTAAAGCAAAAGAAGGAGTCCTAAGAGGGATGTATGTTAACTCTACATCAGCAGGGACTATTGAGTTCAACGATGGAATCACATCAGTTGCAAGTGCTGGAGTGAAAGCTACAGGAACACTTACAGCATCAGACGTGTTCGCAAATGGAGACACAATTACTATCGGTGACTCAGTTTACACAATGAAAACTGCACTGTTGACTTACGATGACCCGAACTCAGTTCTTATTGGAGTATCGGCAGCAGTATCTCTTGATAACCTGAAATCAGCTATCAACGGAACAGCAGGAGTTGGCTCAACATATGGTTTTGGAACAATTGCTAATGAACAAGTAAGAGCAACAACTAACACTGACACAACACAGGTTGTAGAAGCAATACTAATTGGAACAGCTGGAAACGCAATAGCAACTACAGAAACAGGAGACGACTCAGCATGGGGAGCAGTAGTTCTAGAGAACGGACTTGGAACAAACACCCTAGTGAACGGAGTAATTACTCCCGCTATTGGATACCACGAACTAGGAGACGCAGACTTCAATTACGGTCTGTATGCAACAATTGCAAACACACTTGACGTAACACTATATTTTGACTAAGTCAAGGTAGACTGTGTTATAATAGTTAAGAAGTACGGTTATGCTACCTCAAAAGGCATTATTAAATGAGTATCATTTCTCTCTAAATGACTAACCAAAACATATCATTATGAATAATGAAAACATAGAAAAAGTAGACGAAGTGGAAGTTGAAGAAGCTGACCAAGCAGAAGCTACAGAGGGGATACAGGAAAAAGCTGTAGAGTCCCCAGAAGCTAGATATTCACGTCTAAAGAGACAAACAGAACAGGCTGCTAAAAAGCTTGGACTAGATGTTGAAGAGACAGCACCTACTAGCAAGAAAGCATCAAAAGGACTAGACTATGGTCAAAAAGCATTTCTTATAGCAAACGAAATAAAGGGTTCAGCAGAGCAACAGCTTGCAGAACAACTTATGAAGGAAACAGGAAAGGAGTTAGATTCACTAGTTGAGTCTTCATACTTCAAGTCTGAGCTATCAAATTTGCGAGAACAAACAGCAACAGAAAACGCAATTCCTAATGGAAATGGAAAGGGAAATCAATCGGCTTCCGACTCAGTAGACTACTGGTTGAAGAAAGGAGATTTACCACCAGTTTCAGAGAAGAAATTGCGAGAGGACGTTGTAAATGCTCGTCTATCAAAGGACAAGCACAAAGGACAGTTCTACAACTCATAGTTAAAGCCTTTTGATAAATTATTACATTTATCATTAAACGAATGTTGTTGAAGTTCATTAAAAATTGAATATGTTATAATAAGGTGAATATGCCAACAGGAGTCTACCAAAGAGCAAGTGAAATAAACGGCAGAAAACTACACAAGAAAGTGTGTCAGTTTTGTTCTAAAGATTATCTTGCAAGTTATGGAAATCATAAAAAGAGCAAGTTTTGCTCTCTTAGTTGTTCAGCAAAAAGTAGACCTGAGTTTGTTTACGGAATGTTAGGAAAAACAACTTCTGATAAACAAAAGGCTGTTGTAAAATCTAGAACTGGTGAAAAACATCAAAGATGGATTAAAGACAGAGACAAGGTGGCAAAATCAGAAAAGAAACATCTCGACACTAAATATAAAATCTGGGCTAAGAGCGTAAAAGAAAGAGATAAATGGATATGCCAGCTTAAAGATGATGAATGTAGTGGAAGATTGGAATCACATCACATACTTAGATGGAAAGATTATCCAAAGTTAAGATATGAGATAGGCAACGGAATAACACTATGCCAGAATCACCATCCACTTAAAAAATCAGAAGAAGAACGACTAGCTCCTATCTTTAGAGAAATATTGACCTTAACATAACATATTCAATTTTGACGAATATAATACAACATATTAAATAATTTGGCAATAGTACCATCAGAAGAGTTTGAAGTTAAGTTGCAAGAGCGACTTTCAGCACCAACAGTGTGGAAAGAAGTTTGTAAAGTAACTTACACAAACACAGGAATCCTACACAACCCGTATCTTACAGATGCAACAGTAGGAACAGGAACAAGAGGAACAGGTTACACATCAACTGCAGTTGCAACTACAGACGACTCAGTAACAATCAACACTTACAAGTATTCAGCAGAGCACATTGACGAAGCTGACCTTGCCCAAAAGACTTTCTCAGATTTCATGGAAATCGCAGATAACATGGGAACAATGTTGAACGAGGCTATGGAAACAGCTATGCTTGCAGCCCACGCATCATGGACAAACTTTGACAACACAAAGATTGGAGGTTCAGCAGGAAACATTATAGTTTCAGTTGCAAACGTAGATGACATCATCCGAGCGATGAAGACAGCTATCCGAAGTGCAGGAGGAGGAGACCTAATGAACCGAAATGGAGTATTCATCCAGTGGAGAGAAGAGGACTTTGAAAAAGTAGAAGCACTTGCTTCATCACAAGGATTCAACACAGCAGACGACGCTCTAAAGAACGGAATCTCACAAGGATTCAAGTACGGAGGAGTTGAGCATTACTCAACATCAAAGAATGCAGCAGGACACGTTTTCGGAGGTGTTAAGAAAGCATTCCACGTTGGAGTTGTTAAGTCTACATACGGTAAACTAAAGCAAATCATCAACCCAGTTGTTTCATCAGCACAGATTTCAGGTCTAGGACTTGAGTCACGAATTGACTACAAATTCAACGCTTGGACAAAGATGGCTCCAGTATTGTTCGACATTCTAGTAGCATAGTTCTTAATTGAGCTAAAGGAAATTATTAGATAAACGAATTATATTATGGCACTAGTAAAAGGAAAACGACCGCTATTCGAGACTCTACAGGTTAAGGCTTTCAGTCTTACACCAGATGACTCAGAATCAGCAGTAAACATAATTGAAGCAGGGGTTAAGTCAGTACGACTTGGAGCTAATGTAAACGGGGTAACAGATTTTGTTGTTCTACCAGCACTAGCATCAGTTCAAGATGGAGACTCAGTAACAATTATCGCTGGAGCAGCTAACTGTGAAGTTAGAACACCAGCAACATCAGATGAAGAAATCAACTCTGAGAACTGTGACGGAACAAAAGAATATCTTTTGACCGCAACACAAATTCACAAGTTCACTAAAATCGATAACACTATCGGATGGATGGGAGCAGGATATACAGCAATTGGAGCAGTAGCTACAGCAGTTGTACCTGACTAATTTCTTAACTCAGAGCCTTTACGGGCTTTGGGATTAGGACTTTAATCTTAAACAATCATTATGGTATTTAACGACCCAACAACAAAACAAGGTATAGTACAAGACGCTTTAGCAGAAGCATCAGCTAATTCTGTTACTTATCCTATAGCAGACCTTACAAGGGACGCAAACACAGCTTTGGACATAGCAGTAGACCTTATCCAAGAAGTAGACGGAGAGTGGCAGTATGATTCAGCAAATGCTACAGACATTCCAATCTCTACTACAGCAATCAACTCAGGACAATCAGCTTATACATTGGAGTCAGACACAAAGAAACTATCAAACCTTGCAGTATCAGACGCAACAGGGCTATTCAGAGACCTTATCCAGATTGACCACTATGATGACTCAAGCATTTCACGCTCAGAGTTTGCAAAACAAACAGGAACACCAGAATACTACGACCTAATAGGTAAGTCTGTTATTCTTTACCCAACACCAGATTACACAATACTTCCAACAGATGACCCAGAGGGAGGTCTTAGAGGTTACTTCCAAAGAGATATAGATTACTTTGCATCAAATGATACAATTAAAGAGCCTGGATTCACACGTTCACTTCATAAGTTCGTGTCACTTTACTGTGCCTATGTGTACGCTTCAAAGTTTGATGTGCAAAAGGCTACAAGGTTAGAGAAAAGACTAGAGTACTACTTGGGTACAACACAACGAGGAGGACAGCAACTAGGAGCAATTAGAGACTACTACAGCAAGCGAGATACGACACAGCAAAGAAGTATTAGTGGAGAAATAATAAACCCTTACTAATATGACTACCTGGATAGACAAAGACTTATACGAAGGTCAAACAAGAAAAGAATGGGACGACTCAACAGTTGACTGGGACGACTCAACAGTATCATGGTCAGGAGACGAACCCTCAGTATGGACAGACAAGCAACTAGAATCTTAATTATTAAACAAACACATTATGGCATCAGATTACCCAACATCAATACAAACATTATCAGGAACTAGAGGTTCTGCTTCTTCAAAGCTGAACTCACCAAGTCACGTTGACCACCACATCGTAGAAGACGACACAGTAGAAGCACTACAAGCTAAAGTAGGTGCTAATTCTTCAGCAGTTACTACATCACATGATTATAAACTGTCAAACGTAGCAACAGGAGACAAAGCAGTTTCTCTTACAGGAGAAGAGACAGTCACAAACAAGACACTTGGAGCAGGAACAGCGACAGCACTTGGTTCAGACGCAACAGGAGATACATACTACCGAGACTCAAACGGAGACCTTGCAAGACTTCCTAAAGGTAATACAAACGATATATTGGTTCAAGGAACAACAACTCCAGGATGGTCAGCTAACCCAGCTACTACAGACGCAACAACACTTGTAAGAGGGGTTGTAGAACTCGCTACACAGGCTGAAATGGACGCAGGAACGACGTCAGGAGACGAAGGGACACTAGTACCCAACACTACAGTTATACGAGCTAAGAAGTACCATGATTACGCATTAGCAACAGGAGCAGCAGACGTTCTAGCCATAGACGTTTCTCCATCAATAACAGCTTATGCAACAGGACAAGAGTTTACATTCGAGGCTAACGCAACTAACGCCACAACAACACCAACACTAAATGTTGACGGACTTGGAGCTAAGACAATAAAGACAGCAGAAGGAGCTGCCCTTGTTGCTGGTCAGATTCTTTCAGGAGGAATCTACAAATGTGTATATGACGGAACAGACATGCTTGTTCTTTCACCTCTAGTTCAGACAACACAGACTTACCAAGTAAGCACGGTTATCTCTAGCGGCACAAGTGCTACGAGTGAGGTAATCACAGTAGGGTTTACACCAAAAAGAATTCACTTTGTTATTGATTGTTATGATAGTAATGAGAACGCATCATCATGGGGTGTATATGACGTAGACGCAGACACTTTTGGAACACTACAACAAGAACACGCATCTAGCTCTGTAACAATTATTACAAATAAAGCCAGTAACGCACCATTCACTGACGGTCAATTCATCGTTGACTTTGACACATTCACATCAACACAATTCACAATCCAAGTAGCCAGAGATGGAACATGGGCTTCAGGAGGAACAATCGTTATAACAGCAGTTAGATAATATGCCGCAACCAATATCAATAAAAAACTTTAACCAAGGAATAGCCGAGACACCTGCGGTTGGTTTTGGTCTTGTTCGAGCAGACATCTCAAGAAACGGTTACCTTAAATCCAACAGAAACGTAAACAACATGAAGAACAACCTTACGGACCGAGTAAAGCACATGGTTCAAGACCCTAAAGTTGGAGGAGTATACGCACTTGACGGAGATGGAAACCTATGGAGGAAAAACTCACTAACATGGGGGGCTATTGGAAATGTAAACACAACACAGGCAGAAGGTAATGGTCTTGCTATCTACAAGGACTATATCTTCAAAGCACGAAGAAATAGAATAGACGTTGCTCCTATTTCAAGTGCTTCTATATGGACTGATGACTGGGCTACAGTAAATGCTCAAGGTTACAGCGTATCACCACACCCAATGTTCCGTTCTGAGAACGATAAACTATATATAGGAGATGGACGTTACATTCACTACGTTGACGCAGGTGCATCCTTCACGCCAGGTGGAGACTCACTTGTTTTGGATGCTCTTGACTTACCAGCTAACTATGTTGTAAAGGGTTTTGCAGAAGTGGGTATATATCTCCTTGTTCTTGCAGAAGAGCCAAACGCAGGACGAGTAGCTGTGTTCCCATGGAATAAGACATCTTCATCTTTCAATCTACCAATTTTTATAAACGAAAACTCAGCACTAGGCATCAAGGTTCAACTAAACAAAGTGTATGTTCTTGCTGGACAATCAATATATGAATCAAACCTAACTACATCTAGTGAGGTGTTTGACTTCGAGTTTCTTTCAAACGATACAGACTTCTTAGGACAGCCATCATTCGGTACTCAACCAATGTTCTTCAATGGTGGTGAGCTTCTTATTGGTGTAGGTAAGGGAACAAGCTCTACAATAGGCTCAGTTGGTGTTTACTCTCTTGATAAGGGAGCTCTTTCACTTAAAGCAGGTATTAGTACTGGCTCAGACGGTTCAGAGGGGGGTAATATCGCTGTAGACTCAGTATTCGTAACAAACGACAAGGAAATCATCTTTGGATGGCAAGACAATCAAACTTATGGGATAGATATTATCTCAGAAGAGAGGGATAGAGCCTATAATAGCTACCTAGAGTCTCAAATCTACCTAGTAT